TGTGCCTTTTGTTGTGTCGTTAAAAGTATACATTTAAACCACCATTAAAGGCTTGAAGCCTTCAATCTTATCCTTTCTTCTTTACTTTGAATGTTTGAAATATCCGATACAAAGGCTCTAAAATCATTAGAACCAAGCGCAAGGTTGATAACAGCAGGCTCTTTCGTCTGGTTAACTTCATAAGTAGCTGATAATGTACCAGATACGTTATTTGAGAAATCGCCCTGTAACGCATTTGACATCGCTGAAACTCTAGAACCAGCATCATCAAACATCGAACGAATGCCGTCCGCCATTCCAGATACATTACCTTTGACGACTTCAAATCCACTCATTAAAGCAGTATTGAAACCGCCCATAATGGCTTGACCTGCTGGGATAAGTAATCGACGGTCATAAGAGATAGGCCCTTTGTGGGTTGCGATCCAGTTAGCTACACCTCCGATGAAGTCTGTGACAGCACTCCAAGCCGCTTTCAATCCACCTAGGAATCCATCCATGATAGCTCGTCCAGCTCCTGATAAGTCGATGTGCCATAATCTATCAAAGAATCCGCCAATTGCATCAATAGCACTAGAAACTCCGCCCTTAAGTGCGTCCATCGCGCCCAAGAAACCTTCCTTCATAGCGTTAGCAACATTTACTACTGTCTCTTTAATCGCATTAATTGCACCGCTAATAAATTCTTTAATACCATCCCAGATTGTGGTCACAGTATCTTTAATAGCTCCCAAAACGGTACTAATGATGTCTTTAATTGCATTAATGACAGTCGATATAACTGTTTTAATACCTTCCCAAACAGTCTGAGCTATTCCTTTAATAGCTTCCCAAGCGCCGCTCCAATCACCTTTAATAACAGCCGTAGCCGCTTTGATGATGCCTGCTATCACGTTCAATACAGTTGAAATAACCGTTGAAATAACAGTCCATACAGTCTGAACGATTGTAGTAAATACATTCCAAATTGCATTCCATACATTTTGAACAATCTGCATGTATGTTGTAATCACATTTTGGATAACTTGGATAGCGTTCGTTATAACCTGCTGAATAGCATTCCAAACCGCTTCAACGACAGACGTAAGTGTATTCCAAACGTTTGTAGCAACCTCTACAATACCGTTCCAAATACCAGACATGAATTCTGCGAATCCATTCCACAAACCTTTGATTGTTTCGATGATTGGTGTGATGAATTCAACGAATCCATTCCATACATTCGTGGAAACCTCTACTACACCGTTCCAAAGATTAGTGAAGAACTCTGTAATGCCGTTCCATACGCCTTTTATCACTTCAACAACCGCTTTTACTACATTAACAATACCTTCCCAAACAGTCTTAGCTATTGAAACAATACCGTCCCATAATGCCGTAAAGAACTCCGTCAAGGCGTTCCATACATTCATCAACGCTTCCACGATTGGTTTTGCGCCTTCTAGGAAACTATTCCAAACATTCGAGGCGAATTGTGTAATGCCATCCCAAAGTCCTTTGAAGAACTCCGTAATGCTATCCCACGCCTTTTTAATAGCTTCGATTACTGGTTTTGCCGTATCTAGGAAACTATTCCAAACATTTGAAGCAGTTTCTTTGATACCATTCCATAGGTTAGAAAACCATTCAACAACGCCGTCCCAAGCATTTTTAATGCCTCCCCAAGCTTTTGAAGCAACGTTCACAATTCCGTCCCATAAGCCTTTGAAGAAGTTTCTGAAACCTTCGCATTTGTTCCATAAAATAACAAAAGCTGCACCAATTGCCACGACCGCAGCAATAACTAAACCAACTGGTCCGAGGAAAGCAACGATTGCTGAAACTGCTGAACCAATCCAACCGCCCACTTTACTGAAAATGTTTAGTCCAATCATTGCACCTTTAGCAAGTTTTGAACTTCCAGCCATGAAAGTTAAGGCTGAACTAGCGGCTTGAGAGCCTTTAGCAATACCGCCTAAAGCTTTTGCCACTCTCGTAAAGCTTGCTAAACCACCAAAAACGGCTTTAACCGCGCCAATTCCCTTACTTAGTCCTATTAAGGCGCTTGCTACTGGTTTTATTGCCCTTTGAGCAACCTTAAACCCAATAAAAGCTTTTGCGATTGCTTGAATTTGTTCAGGGCTTAGGCTTTGAACGATTTTAGCAAAAGCTTTTATCGCTTCAGAAGCTACTGACAATACTTTCCCAATCTTTTCACCGAAAGACGCCATGTCTCCGCCAGAAAGAGAAGAGAATACTTTCTTAACTGCCTCCCGAACTTCGCTCAGTGCCTGTTTAAAATCAGAAATCGCACTTGTATTTGTGAAGCCTTTCCAAAACTCTTTGATTTTAGCAACGGCTGAACCTACGAATGATGTTATTTTTCCGATAACCGCTTCAAAGTCTATCTTGCTTAAAAAGCCTTCTAGATTTGTTGCTAGTTTATTGAAATCAACCTTATCAATCTGATTCATAATCGCTTCTAAAGCCTTGATACCTGCTTTAGACAATGTATCAAAGGCTGGCTTTAGTTTATTTGAAAGTGATTCTTTCAATCCGTCCATAGCCTGGTCAATCGTCTTGTATTGAGTAGCCATATCTTGCATGGATGCCCCAGCACGTTTAAACGCTTCGGCAAAATCATCTGTTTTAACTTCGCCTGCTTGAATTTTTGTAATCAATTCGTTAAGCGACAATCCCATTTGTTTAGCAACTTCGCTCATACCTGCTGGAGCTTGTTCCATCATGATTTTAAAATCTTGCCATGTTAACTTCGGTTTAGCTAAAGCCTGTACCATTTGTTGAGATAAGGATTTCATCGCTTGTTTAGGATTTTCAGACGATGCCGCAAGGCCACCCATAGCCTTTACAAGCTCGTTGCTATCGTTTCGACCAATCGCCGCCATTTGAGAGAATGTACTCGCCATGTCTGAGGCTGAGTAAATAGTTTTGGTTGCATAGTCTTGCATAGCCTCTTTAGCCTCGTTGATTTGGTCTTTCCCCCAACCTAGCTTACTCAAGTTTCCGTCAAACGTATCCCAAGCCTTTTTCGAACTATTCAACTCTCCGACCATTTCGCCCATAGTACTTTTGATGCTTCCAAAAGCGGATTTAATTGCTGACCCAACAAGCTCAGCGCCAAGCATTGATTTAAACATCGAACTGCTCTTATTTGAAATGTTATCGAATGTAGATGATGACTTTTGAAGTCCATTGATTGCTTTCTGTAACCCGTTCAAAGTAGAACTCATCCCTTTATCGACAGCGGTTAATACCGCCTCGACTGAATAAGTTTCTGCCATTATATACCTCCTTTCATTACGTGTTAGCTCTCAGTAAGAGCTCTTTCTCTTTGCCCGAGAGTTGATACTTTTGCTTAGTATCTTTTTTCTTGTAAAAATCACTGTATTTCTTGTATAAAGGAGTTTTTCCGTCCGATTTAGTAGCTTCTACCTGTCTAGATAGCCAAGCAGAACGATGTAAGAGTTCATCTTCATCTTGCTTTCTTAACAACACTCCAGTCATCAACAAGTCATACTCGTACATTGTCATACGACCTATCTCGTTCATGTCAGTAATGTTTAAAAATCGGACACAATTAATAATGATTTCCTCAAACGTTTCTAGAGATGATTTCTCAATTATTTCTTCTTGAGTTCTTGTTCCATCTCCGACATCAAAGACTTTCCTGCGTTTGACTCACTTAATTCTTGAAGTACATCATCGAATAATTTTTCTAAATCTTCGCACTCTTCAACGTATGTTTCAACATCAGTCAATGAAGGGCGAGGGCTTTCTGTAACTGTTCCGTAGTAGATAATATCAGCCAATGAAGCGATATTCTTTGCGTATAATTCAGGGATTTTAGCAGATAGCGCCATTCCAAATTTCAAGCCTTGTCGCTCGATTGGATAAGCTTTATCCAACGCACGAACGAATTTTACTCCAAATTTTACGTTATATGTTTTATCATCGATTTTTAATTGCATTGTTGTTTTCTCCTTTTTCTAAAAAATACAATAAAAAGAGAGGCGTTAACCTCTCTTAGTTTCTAACCGCCAATTCCAGGCACGCCTGCTACTGGGCTTGCTGGACTTGCTGTTCCTTTTGTAGTATCAGCGAATTCATATTGAACCACTTCCGCTTGACTAGTGTTAAGCGTTGCATAACCCTTCACACCAGTTCCGTTTACTGCGAACTCAAGTTCTAACTCAATTAAATCCTCAGCGTTTTTAGTTTTCTTGAATGATGTTAAGTAACCTTGATAGTACACTGATTCGAATTTGTTACCTTGTTTTTTAGCGTTTTTCTCGATTTCCCAAACTTCAACAAGTTCGCCCTTATCCATAGCCGTTTCTAGCTTAGCAACAAGTTCATCGTCTTCCGCCATGATTGTAGTTGCGGTAATTGAAACCTCAATACCACCTACAGATTGTAATAC